GCTATCGGCTGCGTCTGTAGCCGCAAGCGTTCCGGCGACCCGGACGGCGGCCGCCGCAGCAATGGCGTCAAACGCCTCGACGGCCGCCAGCGACCCCGTGCGGTCGGCGCTCGGAGCGGGGATCGGGACAAGGCCGAAGGTGACGCCGAGACCGACGCCGGCCGCAATATCGACCAACGCCGCCCCAGAGCGCACCGATACGGTGAAGGTGCGCGTCATCAGAGCCCCCGCGTGACCGGTGTCACGACGTCGATCACCGCTTGCACGTAGGTGTAGCGCGGCGGGGAGACGTCGGTCCGGACGAAGTCGATCGCCGCCGAGCTGTTGCGGAGCAGCGCGGTCTGCGCCGCCGTCAGGTCGATCTGCACGCTGCGGTCGTCGACCCGCGTCAGGCCGGCCCCGAGCGTCAGCGTGGCGACGATCGTCGGCGAGGACGGGTAGTCGCGCACGTGCGCCGTCAGCGCGCACGACGCGGGGAACGGCGGGTCGCCCTCGTCGTAGCCCTCGACGTTGAGGATCACGGAGTAGGCGAGCCCGGCCGGGATCGGCGGGGCGGACGTCGCGACCATGGGTCTGTCTCCATCCTCATTCGTCGGTATTGCCGGTCGATCGGCCGCGGACCGCCGCCAGCCGCTCGATGATGCGGTCGAGCTTGCTCTCGATCCCCGACAGGCGGCGGGAGACCTCGACCTTCGTCGTGTTGTAGTCGACCTCGATCCGGGTGGTCCGGTCGTCGATCACGCCGAGCCGGGTGTCCTGGGCGATGTCGGACCGGGCGAGCTCGGCGACCGCGTCGCCGGCCGCCTTGACCCGCCCCTCAAGGCCGGACACGTACCAGACGGCCGCCACCGCCTGCGCGACCAGCGCGAAGATCAGCGCGAGCGGAATCCGCCTGTCTATCGTCCAGTGCTCGGCCTCATGGGTCGCCGGCCGCTCGTTCTCTTCGTCCGCCATCGTCATCCGCTCCGTCCGTCTCGGGGCTCGGGTCCATCGTCGCCGGGCTCTCCACTGCCCGGCCCGTACTCGGCTCGCACTCGTTCGTAGGCGGATGCGGCGAGGCTTCGCGCCGCCTCGCACTCCGCAAGCGCCAGGCGGTGATCCGCGATCGCAACGCGCGGGTCACGGTCGACGCCCGGGTCCGGGCACGGGAGGCTCGCCTCGCTCGGCAGGGGCGGCAGGTTGAGCACCAGGTCGCGGGGCGGGCTGGCGGATCGGGATGTCGAGCAGGCGGCGGCGGGTAGCGTCAGACAGAGAGCAGTCGCAAGCCGGATCGCGCGGCTCGTCGCGGAAGATCGTGGTGACGTCACGGTGGACCTCTCGCAGCCGGCGGACCTCGACGGTCAGGTTCCTCGCCTCCTCGGCCGATGCGGCGGCGATACGGGACGCGGCGGCCGACCGGCGCTCGGCCTCGACCCTCGCGGCCCGCTCCTCTGCGGCGCTCTGCTCGGCGATCTCCTGCATGGTCTCGGCGAGCGCAAGCCGCGCCTGCCAGGTCTTGACGTCCGAGACCTTCACGCCGAGCCAGACCCCCGCGACGAGGCCGGCCAGCGCCGCCCCGGCGAGCAGCCATGGACCGCCGGGCAAGAAGCCGCGCAGGAAGGCGATCATCGCAGGCCCGCCCCCGGCGCCCGCTGGTCGTCGGTGATGTCGAACCCGTGGCCGCCGTAGGGCTCGACGGGCAGGCTGTCGCGGTAGGGCGTGCCCGACCGGGTCGACAGGATCGCGGCGATGTCCTGCGCGGTGGCGAAGCCCTGGTAACCGAGGACGAGGGCGCCGAGCAGCATGACGAGGCCGGAGACGATCGCCTCGTGGACCTCGGTGTCCTCGACCCCGACGAGGCGCCACAGCATGACCATGCACCAGGCGCAGACGACGAAGAGGACCGTCCGCCGCCAGAACCACGAGGGCTCGCCGGGCGCCCGCTTCGGCGGCTTCATCATGACGACGCCATCACGCGGGCGTCGCGCAGGACTTCGGCGACGCGGCGGAGCAATCCCTTGCCGAAGGTCGGCCAGGTCGAGAGGCTCATCAGGAACCGAAGGCGCACGTCGCAGTAGGATTCGATCGCCTTCGCCGGCTCGAGCTTGTTCACCGCGGCCAGCGTCGCCGGCCCGACCTGTCCGTCGACCACTGCGCCGGCCACGCGCTGCAACCACTGCGCCGCCCGCTTCGGCCCGGAGTTCACCGCGGCATCGAAGACGGCGTAGTCGAGCCCGGCGGCGAGGTCGTCGCACCGACAGGGCACCCAGTAGCCGTGCCAGTAGATCGTCTCGAGGTGCTGGTCCGGGATCGCCTTGAGCTCGGCCTTCGTCGCCGGTCGGCCGAGGAAGTCGGTGTAGGTCGCCAGCGTCACGCCCTTCATGGTGGCGCCGCCGGGGTCGCGAGGATGGTCGGACCACCCGCCCTCGTGCCGGAGAACGAGGGAGAGGCAGGCCTCGAAATTCGCGCGCATCAGGTGTTCTCCGACCGCCAAAGTTCGGTCCAGGTGCCCCCCGTGTAGAGGAAGGCGATGTTGTCGCGGGCGTTGTTCATGACGAACGACGTGCCGCCCGCGAGGCTGATCGAGGTGCTGTCGATGATCGTCAGGTTGTAGGTGGTCGACCCGCCGAAGCGGATGATGATGATGTCGCCCGCGGTGCCGGCCGGCAGCGTGCCGAGCGTGTCGGTCGTGTCGCCCTCGCCGCGCAGCTCGATGTGAGACGCCGTGATCGCGCCGAGGACGCCGCCGGTTCCGACCGTGTGGACGACGCCCGGACCGATGCCGAAGATGCCGCGCAGCGAGATTGTGTTGCCACCCGATCCGATCGTCGTGTTGCCGCCGAGGGTCTGGATGGACAGCGCGGCAGCCGACCCATTGTTCCGGGCCTGAACGACAGCCGGGCTGATCGCGAGGTTGACGCCGGCGGTGTCGCCGGCCTGAAGGGCGTGGCCGCTCGAACCGAGCGTGGCCGCCGTCGTGCTCGTGGCGCGCACGCCCGTGAAGGACGGCGTGTCGCCCGTCCCGAGCCCGACGACCGTGATCGCGTAGGCCGACGCAAGATCGTTCCAGGTCGAGCCGTTCCACTTCTGCCACTTCGCCGAGGCGGAGGAGAACCGGATCGCGTTTGTCGGCACGTTGGTCGGCGAGGTGGTGGCCGGGTCGAGGCCGAGGAGCGCGTCGTCGATCCGCCCGTCGATGTTCGACAGCACGTTGAGATAACTGGTCGCCGTCGTCGGAAGAGAGTGGTCAGCCATTGCGTCAGTATCCCTTGACGGACCATGAGACCGTCCCGCTGATGCGGGTGCCGGCCGAGTTGAAGAGGTAGACCCGGAAGCCCTGCGGGTAGGTCGAGACGTTCCCCGAGGTGTTCGCGGTGGTGAGCGAGACCGTGTAGACGTTCGCGTTGGTGACGCTCGCCACGGTGTAGACGCTGGGCGGTGCGGTCCCGGAGGTGAAGGCGAGCCGGACGCGCTGGCCGGCCACCAGGCCGTGCGCGGTCGCTGTCACGGTGCAGACGTTCGACGTGACCGAGTAGGTGCCGTTAATGACGCTGTCGCCGAAGTCGTAGACCACCGACGCCGAGGCGGTGCCCTGCGGCGTCGCCGTGATCGACTGGATGTCGAGGAACTCCTTGGTGAAGTTCGCGACCGTGCCGCTGGCGTCGCCCGATGCGGCGCTGACGATGCCGGCGTCGTTCTTCAGCTTGGCGTCGAGCAGGACGTTGAGGGCGTCGACCCGGTAGAGACCGGTCGCGCCGTTCGAGGTGACGGTGATCGTCACCCGGATGTAGCGGAAGTTCGTCGCGTAGGCCTGCGTCGTCCCGGCGAAGGCGGTCCACGTCGAGTTGTCCGGGCTGGTCTCGATCGTCGTCACCACCGTCGGCGAGCCGGAGACCACCGAGCCGAGGGCGTTGACCGTCACCCGGCTCGACCCGAGCACCGTGCCGAAGTCGAAGGTCTCGACGTAGGAGCCCGACGTCACCGCCGGCTGGGCGTAGATCGGCCGGCCGGCGTCGATCTGGTTCTGGATCGTGGTCCAGCCGTTGTTGGTGAAGTGCTGCGCCCAGGTCTCGGTCGTGTTGACCGGGAGGATGAGATAGCTGCCGTCGGTGTAGGCGTTCGTCTTGGTGCCCGAGAAGGTCGAGTTGAACTCGCCGTTGAAGACGAAGTCGGGCGGCTCGCTCATCGTCGCCGAGACACTGACCGGCGTCGACTCGTTGCCATCCGTGTCGACCGACGCCAGCCAGTAGGTCCGCGTACCGGCGGTCAGCACCGAGAGGCTGGTGAAGGTGCCGGACTTGATCCCGATGTCCGTGCCGCCCGCCCAGCTCGCCCCCTCCTTGATCCGGACGTGGTTGACCGGAAGCGTCGTCTTCGCCGGGAGCGTCCAGAACAGGAGGACGTTGTTGTCGATCACCTGCGCGCGCACGTTGGTCGGCTGGTTCGGCGCGAGCTTGCTGATCGACTTGGACGTGCCGGAACTTTCGTTCCCGCGAAGGTCCACGGTCTTCACCGTGATGGTCCGCGAGCCGATCCAGTCCGCCGGCAGCGTGATGGTCGAGGCCGCGACGAACTTCGTCACCGACGCATAGCTGACCTTGTAGCCCTTGAGCCCGAAAGCCGGCGCGACGTCCGGCCAGTCGAGCGTGATCGTCGCGCTCGTCAGGCTGGTGTCCTGGAACGTCTCGGAGATCGAGGCGACGTTGGGGACCGTGCTCGTCGTGTAGGTGGCCGAGACAGCCGTCGGGCTGAACAGGCGGGCGGCGTCGCGGGCACGGATGTAGTAGGTGACGCTGTTCCCGGAGGCCGGCGGGTTGACCCGGACAAGCGTCGCCTTGCCGCGGTAAACGAAGCCGGCGGTCCCCCACCCCGAATTTGTGGTCCGGATCTCGTACTCGGCGATGTCGATTTCCGGGTTCGCGTCCCAGGAGAGGACGACGCGCGTGCCGTCCGTTTCGGCGGTGAAGCCCGTGACGTTGGATGGCGGCGTGGTGCGGCCGACGATCACGTGCTCGTCGCTCACCGTCCACGGGCCGACACGGCCGGCGCTGTCGGTGTACTTCAGCCGCACGAGGTAGGTTTCGCCCTCCTCGACATCCATGAAAGTGTGCGACTTGGCGTCGATCGGTAGCGTCGTGGTGCGCTCCCAGTCCTGCGCCGTCGGCGCGTTCGAGAAGGCGATCTCGACCACCACCGCGTTGATCTGGTCAGGCAGGGACTGCGGGTTGCGCCAGGTGACGCGCAGGCCGTAGCGCCAGCCTCCCGTCGGGAGCCGTTCAAGGATGCCCTCGTCCGACCGCATCTCGATGATGGTCGGCGCGGCCTTGATCGCCGGCTGGAAGACGTCCGGCGGCAGCGTGATCTGGCTGTCCCACGCCGGCAGCGTCTCGCTGTCGCTGTCGTAGACCGCGGGCGCGTAGTCGTGGAGCGTGAGCCGGGCGGTCATGTTCTCGGCCGGCTCGATCGACAGCACGATCGCCTCGACGCTCTCGCTGTTCAGGGCGCCGAACATGAACAGGTTGCCGGGCTTGCCCTGGGTGGTGTCGACCGACGACGTCAGCGTGATCGTGCTGTAGAGCCCCGCCGTACCGACCGACGCGACCGTCCGCGTGATCGAGGAGCCGTCCTCGAGGCGGATGCGGATCGTGTACTGGGTCGAGGCGGCCATCGGCACCGCCTCGTCCAGTTCGAGCACGGTGCCCGAGACCCGCGTCTTGATGCGGCCGGAGCCGAGGCCCCACATCGGCACGTCGTGCGTGATCCGGACGAGGTCGCCACGGGTCGCGACGAGGTGCTCGATGTCGACGTTGAGGGTGTACCGCTCCGGCCGAAGCTGTAGCTGCGCGATGTGGAACCGGGCGTGCTTGAAGACGGTGTCAGGATCTGTCACCCCCGGCAGCGACAGGCCCTCGAGGAGCGTCGCGTTCGAGGCCGAGAAGCCGTCGCGGTAGACGATCCGCTCGTCCGGCTGGTAGCCCTTCTGTGCATTGAAGAACTGCACGCGGAACCCGTGCGGCATCTTCGCCAGCGCCCGGGTGCCCTCGAACCCCCATGAGTTGTGGGGCGTAAAGTGCTGGGCGATCGTCGTGCGCGGCCGGTCGATGATCACCGACCATTTTCCGTCCACCAGCGTCGGCGAGGCCCGGCCGGCGGCAGCGATGTCGGCGAGGACGTCCCAGAGCGGGCGCTGCTCGGTGATCGCCGCGTCATACCGGAACTTGTTCGTCCGGCAGTAGTCGTGCCAGTCGGCCAGCGCCGCAAGGTCGATCTTGCTGTTCGCGACCGCCTGCGCGTTCGCCGGGTGCTGAAGGACGTAGCGGAACAGGCTCGCCGGGTTGCGCGTCGGCCGCGTCACCCAGGTGGTGCCGTTCCAGTCGAGGCAGACCGACTGGACGGTGCCGGTGATCCCCTCGATCGTCTGGTTGAGCTGGTTGGTCGCCTTGACCCGCATCGCCGTCATGGCGAGCGGCGCAGGCGGCGTGATCGGCCGGCGTTGCTCGTAGCCGGTGATGGTCTGAAGGTAGCAGTCCGAGAGCCGGCGGCGGCCGTCGTCCGGGCCGAAGTCGGCGTCGCCGGCATTCGTGCGGCGGGCCCGGACCTCGTAGAGGCCTTGCGCGACGTCGAAGGTGTAGTTGACCGTGAAGGCGTCCTTCATCTTGTAGTACCGCTCGCCGGACGCGCCGAGGACGACGACGTCGGTCTGCGCGCGGGTGATGGTCACCGCCGAGAGCGTGTACTTCCAGCCGGTGGCGGTCTGGACCGGGGCGAGCGCGCCGCCCGAGATGTTTCCGGAACGCTGGTCGATCGTGGCGTGGATCGTCGCGCCGAAGGTCTGGATATCCCAGAGGTGCTCCTCGCCCGGCCCGATCGCCGGCAGGCGCTCGAACGAGACGTTCTGGCCGAAGTTGTCCTGTTGCAGGCGCGTGAGCAGGTTGCCGCTCGGGCCGCTGTTCGCCGCCGAGGTGAAGGCGCCTTGCCGGATAACGAGCTTGTTCCGGTCGTCGATCGAGACCCGCGTCCAGCGGTAGACCGGCTCGAGCGCGGCGTCGTCGTCGATGTTGTACCAGGACTGCCCGATCGTGAAGGTCTGGGCCGGGGTCGTCTTGTTGATGTCGCCCCAGGCGGTCAGCGGCGCGAGCGTGTTGCTGTCGAGCTGGCGCACCTGGATCAGCGCGCGGAACTTCTGCGGGCGGGTCTTGCCGGCGCTCTCGCCCTTCGACGGCGTCCACCGCAGGCCTTCAGGGAAGTGCAGCGTCACCGTGATCCGGTCGCTCTCGTCGCCCATGGTCCGCGTGGTCCACGGCGAGCCGACGACCCAGTTCGCCGCGATCGAGCCGTTCGACCCGGTCGAGGAGAACTTGAACTGCGTGGCACTGTCGATCGAGGTGATCGTGCCCTTGGCGAGCGACGTTGGAATCGGCGGGTCGATGTTGTTAGTCGGCTCGAACGACGCATCGGCGGAGAGGCTGACTTCCCAGCCGGTCTGGAACCCGTGCGGCTCGGCACAGACGACGGTGACCACGTTCGAGGTGCGGGACGCAGAGGTGACCTCGATCTCGGTGCATTCGAGCTTCACGCCGACGTTGAGCTGGGAGACGTCGCGGCCGTAGAGCTTGTTGAACTGGGTCTTTGTCTCGCCGGCCTCACCGAGAAGCGTCTCGTAGTCGACCTCCTCGTAGTCGTCGAGCTTGGTCGCCCCGATGCGCAGATCGGAGATCTGAAGCGGCCCATAGCCCCAGCACAGCGGCTGCCGGAGATACGAGTTCTTCTCGTTCGTCTCGACGTAGTAGTTCGCGGCGAGCGGCGGCGTGAAGCGTACGCGGCCGAGGATCACCGGGATCGCGCCGTAGGGCTCGGCGTTGTTCCGGCCCCCGACGAGGAGCTGCTGCCCGCGGCCCTCCCGCTCCGGCTTCGGCTCGCGGACCGGGAAGATGAAGTTGATCAGAAGGGAGCCGGCCGTCGTCAGGCCGAGCTGCACCAGGCTGGTCGCGAAGGCGCTTGCTCCCAACCCGATCGCGCCGGCGAGGATCGGGGCGAGGAAGGCCGCCGCGATAACGACGGCGAGCATCAGGATCTGGCGCAGGATGCCGGACCCGGCCGCGACGCAGCGGATCTCGACGCGGGCGCCCTCGTCCGGGACGTAGTCCCAGCAATCCTCCGGGCAGGCCCGCCCGTCGATCATGACATGGGCGCGGAAGTTCACCGCCTCGGGTGCGCCGGCCCTGATCCGCAGGGCCTCGACCATCTGCCGGACGGTCATGCCGTGCGGGAGCTGCGTGTCGATCCGCTCGGTCCGCAGAGGATGCGCGCAGGCGGCGACCGAGACGCCAGCGCCCGGCCGGTAGCGGTAGATGCCCTCGAGGCGGCCGGCCCACTGCGGGGCGGTGATCCGCTCGACGACGGCGGCCTGACCCTCGCGGACGTGCAGCATGTAGCCCGGATGCGTGATCACGCCGACGTGCGACGGGTGGCCCAGAATCCGGAACAGGGCGACGTCGCCCGGCTGCTCGAGGTCCGCGCGCGCCCATCCTTCCCGGTGGCGGGCGATCAGATCGTCCAGCCGCTCGCGATCGGAGGAGGTCTCGTACTGGTCGACGAACGACGGGAGCCGGTTCCCGAATACCTCCTCGTGAACCAGGCGCACCAGCCCCCAGCAATCCGCCCCGGCGCGCGTGCGCCCACGATCGGCATAGGGGATGCCGACGAAGTCGTCCGACCAATGCGCCATGTCAGAAGAGCCCAGGGAAACCGGAGGGAGTAAACGTGTGCTGCGGGAAGGGCTCGATCGTCAGGCTCTCGACCGACAGGTCCGCCGTGACCACGTCGCGGTTATAGGTGATGCCCGACATGAGCAGGCCGGGGAACTCGACCTCGACGGTGTTCGGCGCGCTGGCGAGCACGAGCTCGAGCGTGACGGTCGGCGCGACGGTGATCGACCGGATGATCGGCGTCAGGTAGCGCGTCACGTCCGAGATCGAGATCTGCGCCCGCGGGGCCGCTTCCTGCTCCTCGGTCGGCAGGCTGATCCGGATCGGCAGGAAGATGTAGTTGTTCGACCGGCTCACGACGCCGTAGACGACGTCCTCGGCGGTCTCCGAGATCCGCTGGGTGTAGCCGTCGGCGAGGCGGATCGGCGTTGCGATCCCGGTGCCGGTGATCGTCAGGAGCGTGATCAGGGTGTCGTCCGCGTCCGGCGAGAACATCATCCGGAGCGCGGCCGGCGAGAGCGTGGAGAGGCGCGTCACGGCAGCACCTCGACGGTCATGCTTACGTCCCAGTAGCCCGGCGCCAGCCATGCCAGGCCGAACAGTTCACCCTCTTGCGTCGGCACGATGCGGGCCTCGATCGTGGCGCCCGTGCGCGGATGCGGGAAGTAGAAGCGGGCGACGCCCTTGATCGTGCTGTCGACGAAGGTGCGCAGGGTCGCGACCTCGGCGGAGGTCATCACGAAGACCATCGAAAGGGTGTCGGGCCGCTGGCCGCGCCGGCGCTGCTTCGCCGGGCCTGCGTCCATCTCGGTGCGCAGGATGATCTGGCCGATCGACTCCTTGTAGTTCGGGCGCGGAGCCTGAGGCAGGCCGGCCGGCCAGGTATAGGACGCAGCCATCAGATCACCTCCCGACGAGTGCGGGCTTGAGGGCGAAGGTGCCTCGGGTCGCCTGGTTGAGCGCCGATCCGCCGCGCCGCATCTCGCCCGCCACCATCTCGCCGACGGTGACCTCGATCCGGCGGTTGCCCTGATTGTCGGTCGTCTCGCGGGCCGACGACGGCTGGCCGGTGTTGTTGATCACCGTCACCGCGGCGCCCCCACCGTCGCCGACGTTCTGCGGCGCCATCGCAGGGGCGGAGAGCCCGGCCGCGGCGCCGCCGGCCGCGCCGAGCCCGCCGCCGAGGCCACCGAACAGGCCGCCGAAGATCTGGTCGAAGATCCCTTGCAGGGCGCGGTTCAGGAACATCTGCATGATCGACTTTGCGAGGTCGGCGAAGGCCTCCTTCGCGGACTTGGTGCCGTCGATGATCGAGCCGAAGGCCGAGGTGAACTGCCCGGCGAGGCCGCCCGCGAGGTCCGAGAAGGAGTCGGTCAGGGTGCCGCCGATGTCGCCGGCCGTTGCCTCGACGGTCCCGCGCATCGAGTTCATGCCGTTGTCGAGGCCCTGCATCACGTTGACGCCGACCTCGTGCATGACGCGGGACGGCGACTGGATGCCGAGGGCGGACTTGAAGCTGTCCGAGACGTAGGTGGCCATGCCGGCGATGTTCGCCTTGACCTCCTCCCACTTCGCGGAGATGCCCTGCCAAAGGCCGTCGATGATCTGCCCGCCGATTTCCATCATCCGCGCCGGCAGCTCGGCGAACCATGTGACGATGTCCGACGCGAACTGCTGGATCCGCGCCGAGACCTCGGTGACCTTCGCCGTCACGGTGTCCCAGGCGGCGACGAAGGCGGCCCACGTCCCGCTCACGAAGGCCGTCAGCGTCATGGAGAGGACGCGGACGATCTCGACGGTCGAGGTGATGCCGGTGATGAAGGTCTGAAGGGTGCCGACGACGAAGTTCGAGATCGCCGGGGCGTTGGCGACGAGCCAGTTCGTGAAGGATTCGAGCGCCGGGAGCAGCGCCGTCGCGATGCGCGCCGCGATGTTCCCGAAGGTGCCGGTGAGCCGGGAGATGTTGTCGTTGAACTGCTCGGCCGATTTGCCCATGTCGGCCGTGAACACCTGGCCGAAGGTCTCCGCCTCGGCCATCAGGTCGTTGAGCGCCTGCGACCCGCCGTTGAGAAGCGGGATCATCGCGGCGCCGCCGCGCCCCATGAGCTCCATCGCAAGCGCGGTTTTCTCGGCGCCGTCCGGCATCGCGGCCATCTTGTCGGCGATCGCGGCCATGACCTCCGACGTCGACTTCAGCGTCCCGTCGGCGTCCTTGATCGCGATGCCGAACTGCTCGAACTTCTTGGCAGCGGACTCAGAGCCGTCGAACGCTTCGACCATATTCCGGGAAAGGCGACCGAGGCTGCTTTCGAGCGAGCCGAACTCGACCCCGGAGAGCTGCGCCGCATAGGCGAGCTTCGACAGCTCCTCGGTCCCGATGCCGATCCGTGAGGCCGCCTTGCTCATGTCGTCGGCGGCGTCGATCGTCTTCTTGACCTCGACGCCCATCGCGCCCACGGCAGCGCCTGCCGCAGCCGCAGCCGCGACAAGGCCGACCTTCGCCATCTGGCCGAACCGCGACAGCGCACCTTGCGCATTTGCGAGCCCCTGCTGAAACTGCGCGCTGTCGATGCCGAGGTTGACGCGGAGCGCGCCGATCACTGCCGAGGACATGGACCCCTCAATCGGAGAAACGAGATGGAACAGGACGCCGCGACTATCGAATGGGCCGCAGTCCTCATGCTTCTGGCCGTCATCGTTCTCTACTTGCTGCCGCTGCTCGTGGCGTGGCGACGCCGGCACCGCAGCCTCGCCGCGATCGGCTTCGTGAACATCGTCCTCGGATGGACGCTACTCGGCTGGCTCTGGGCGATGATCTGGTCGCTCACCGGGAACGTCCGGGAGCCCAGCGTCTGAGCGGCGCGCCATAGCCGCCGTCCACTGCTTCGCGATGGCGATCTGTTCCTCGACGCTCTGCCGCCGGGGCTTCCGCTTCACCATCAGATCCTTGAGCTTCGGCCGCTTCTTCGCCGCCGGCAGGTAGGCCGCGTGCCAGGCGAGCCATGCCCGCCCGTTGTGCTCCATCTCGAGACGCTGCAAAGCGCCGCGCATATGGGCTTCAATTTCTCGCGGGGTAGAAGCCCAGAAGACGTCGGGCGAGTATCCGAGCGAGCAGTACGTGGCGAGGGCGTCTAGCCACTGCCAGCCCTGCCCGCCTTCCGAGGGCCCGGCTTGCCCTTCGCCTCCGTGAAAAGAAGCGACATGGCACGGCTGACCAAGTTGCCAGCCTTTTCGACACCGATGGCGTCCATGATGTCGCCAGCCGCCTCTATCGTGATCTCCGGGTGGCGAGGTCTGAGCGCCGCCCAGACCATCACCCGAACCATCTTCATGCTTGGAGCGTCAAGTTTCGACCCGAAAGCATGAATGCTTTCACCGGTCTCGGCTTCGAGCTCGCAGATGGCGTTCGTCGTGAACACCATCGTCCAGGTCTTGCCGTCGGCCTCGAACGAGACCTCGCCGCGGTGCGGGTTCGCCATCAGGCCACCACGTAGCTGCCGGTGACCTTGAAGGTGACGGTCGCGGTCATCTTGTCGTCGACCGGGATATCCGGCTCGTAGGCCGTGAGGATCCCGTCGAAGGTCCACGTCACCGCGTTCGGGAAGGTGATGCGGCACTTCACGACGGCGCGGGCGTCGCGGATTTCCTGAATCTTGTCGTCGGCCGCGGAGCCCGGGACGAAGTTCATCTCGATCGAGCACTCGCCCGGGTCGTTGAGGCCGAGGATGAACTCGCGCGTGGCGTTGGCGCTGTCCATGCTGGTCGCGTCGATCACGTCGATCGTGTCGGATGGCGGCGTGATCGAGATCGCCTCG